GCTTGCCCACCGCGATTAAATCGTCCACGATAGGCGCGGCCGCGAGCAGTGCGAGCAAGCGCTCCGCGCTGGCGAGCGCAAACGCGTCCCTCGCGGCCCTCGCGGCCCACGCGGCCCTCGCGTCCCTCGCGTCCCACGCGTCCCTCGCGGCCCTCGCGGCCCACGCGTCCCTCGCGTCCCACGCGTCCCACGCGGCCCACGCGGCCCTCGCGTCCCACGCGGCCCTCGCGGCCCTCGCGTCCCACGCGGCCCACGCGGCCCTCGCGTCCCTCGCGTCCCTCGCGGCCCACGCGGCCCTCAATCGCTCCGCGAGGGCCTCCGCCTCTGGGCCGGTCGTCTCGCGCGCGCGATAGCGCCGCGCCACCTCGAGGCAGAGCCCTTTGACCTCGGTGTCGTCGGTCGTGTGCGCGATGCCGGAGGTGGGATCGTCCATCAGCCAGGCGGCGAACTCGGGCCACACACCGGAGAGATCCGCGCCCACCGGGATCGCGGCGAGGAAGCGCTCCGGCCAGCGCTTGGCCTCCCCGTTCGGCAGCGATTCGAAAATTCGGTCCTCGAGCTGGGCGAGCGCCTCGGGGATCCCGAGCTCGGGCTCGTAGCGCACGTGCTCGCCGCTGTGGATCGTGCAGCCCACTCCACAGCCGCGACCGTCTGCCCAGTAGACGCCATGGACTAGTTCGTCATTCGCGATGTGCGCTTGGACGCGCGAAAGGTAGAACTCCTTTATTTCTGGCTTCCCGTGAAAGGCGATCATGTCCAGAGTTCTCCGCGAGAGATTTGGTGGAAGGCGCGCAGCGTCGGTGGCGCGGCGGCGGTCGTCGGCTCAGGCGCGGTCATGGTCCGCCTCCGGGGCCAGAAGATCCTCGGCCGCCGCCGCGTCGAGCCGGTCCAGCAGGGCGGGACGTGCCATCGCCAGCAGCGCGTGCGCGCGCCAGTCCTCGAGTGCGGCGTCGAGCGACGCCGGGGCCGGGCGTGCGGTCTCCCGCGCCACCGCGGCCGCCACGGCGCCGAGGTCGATCACCCGGACCGAGTACGGCACCGCGTGCGTCGGCGGCGAGAGCGTGATGTGGGGGCTCAGCATGAGGTCGGTGTCGGTGATGTGGTCGTCGTCGGCCGGAGTTGCGCCGAGCGGGCGGACGTAGTACTGTCCTTGCTGTGCGCTGGACGGTGTGCTCACCCGCATCGGACCGCACAGGGGCGTCTCGGGGTAACCTGAGCGCCCTTTCTCATTGCGGGCGCTCATGCGGACACCCGCGCGCCGTACACCCGGCGCCGGGAGACGTGGAGTGCGGCGCGCCGCTCCTCGCACGCCAGCGCGAGCGCGCCGAGCGTCTCTTCCTGCATCCGCGCGTCGCGGATCGCCTCGTCCAGCACGACTGGGTTCTCCGGCTGCTCGACCAACTTGAGCGCGGCGAGCGACGTGCGGCACTGCGCCTTCGTCTCGGCGCGGACCAGCGTGGCGAGCGGCCGGCTGGCCGTGCGGCGGTGCTGCGCGACGGCATCGGCTTCGAGGAGGGCGATCATGCGGCGGAGGGGGGCGACGACGAGGGCGCAGGAGACGCCATCCGTGAGGTCGCACCGGGCGACCGCGTAGAGGCGCTTGTACTCGGAGGACAACCCGGCCTGCATCGCGCGGCGGACGTGCACGACGTAGGGATCGGAGGGTGCGACGGGCCGCCCGTTCTGGGCGTGGGGAAGGGACTGCCGGGCCAGCAACGTCAACTGCGTCAATGCTGCCGCGTGGGCGTCGAGCGATCCCACGTCGGCCGGGTCCTGTGTGCTAGTCATCGGGCTCACCCCCGTTGATTGTTCGCGGCATGCCACCGACCTGCCGCGGCCACAAGTGTCCGCCTCACCCGAGATGGTGGGGCGGGGTGCTGCTAAGCCGACTTCAGGCGGTTGTAATCCGCCATCGAGACCACCGCCGCAGACGGACGCCCGCGGCGCGTGATGATCGTGCGCTTGCCCGCGTACAGAGCCTCGTCCACGACCTCGCCCAGCACGTCTCTGGCTCGCACAATCGTCATCTCTGCCGCGGAACTCGTCGGCGAGGGTTCCTTCTGGCGGCGCGTGCGCTGACTCGGCATATTCCTCCTACTGTGTCGTTCGTGTCGTTCGCTGCGCACCCGGATGCGGCGAGCGGCGGCAAAGGCAGTGTCTCTCACGTGGCTTAATGTGTTGAATTGTGTCGCGCTTGTCAAGCCCTGTTTCCGAGGCGCGGTAAGTGATTGATCTCGAACGCTTTGGGCGTGAGCTGTCCCGTCTCCGCGTCTGCGCCGGGCTCAAGACACACGACGCTGCCGCGCGGCAGAGCGGCATTGAGCGCGCGACCATTGTGCGGCACGAAAAGGGGACGGGGGGCGTCCCGCGGTCTGAGACGCTGATGCGCTACGAGGATGCCTATGGCATTGAGCGCGGGTCACTGACCAATGTGTTGTACGGGGTTGGCCAGGCAGTGTCGCAAAGTGCGCCGCGCAGCGCACCAGTCGCCTCGCGAGGAACCACAGACGCGCTCCGGTCGCTGCGTCTGGTGCAGAACGACGTAGAGCGGGAATTGATCGAGGCCGGTGCGGCGGAGGACCGACTGGCCGAGGCGAATCGACTGTTCGCCGAGGCATCCCGTGGATTACGAGTGCTCTTGGGCCGCGATACGTCGGCGCCCGAAGACCAGCAGGCGGGGCCGAACGTAGCGGCCGCCCTCGCGCGTGTGCTGGAGACAGATGCGGGGACCCTCATCACCGGCGTACAGCGTGCCCCCGATCCTGACGCAGAGGCCGATGACGAGCACCATGCCTATACCGAGGAGGAGATTAAGGAGGCGACCCGGCAAGCTGACCGCATCGACGCGGCGCGCGCGCGGCAGAAGGCGAAGAAGGCCGCAGACCCGAAACCTGGGCGACGCGCCGGCGGGCATCGCTAACCGGGTCTTGCCGAGCGAGGTCCGTGGCCACCGATCGGAGGATATGCGCGTCCCACTCGTCGGGGAGGCGACGGCGCAGTTCCCCGTTCAGGAGTGCTCCGGACGACGTGATGGCGTAATAGACCGTCTCGCCGGTCATGCGGTCGCGGTAACTGTAGACTCCCCGCTCGCGCGCCAAGGGCGGGGGAGGGCCGAGCGGGGGCGCGGGGAGCGGGCGGGTGTCGAAGATCATGCGTCGCGTCATACTGCTAAGTATCCATCCCCGGACAATCCCCGGCTTCGGGGTGCCTTCGGTCGCTCAGGCCGGGCCTGCAACATCGTCCTTGGTATACCCCGAGGCAAGCGTAAACGTTTGGCGTAACGCGCGGGCGCTGCCGGTCAAAGTGTCTCGCTGTCACGTACCGCCTGCACGACCGGCCGACGCGGGCCATTGCCGACTACCCTCTCGCCCCGACGACAATGGCACTACTCACCTGCTCCGACTGTAAGAAGGAGTTTTCCGATGCGGCCGCCGCCTGCCCGAATTGCGGCCGACCGAACCCGCACGGCGCGGGCATTCGGCACTGGTACAGTTTGACGGGCGCCGCTGAGCCACCACCTCAGTACATGCAATCGGCGAAGAAGCCCGACTTGATGGGGATGTAGACCGTGGAAGCGGCGGCCAACTGTGCGCCTTTTGAGGGAGAGGCACAGTAGACCTTCTTCCCCAGCTCTCGTACTGCCGCGACGGCCGGCGTGTAGTCACCATCGGCGGTCAGCAGGTAGGCCGCGTCGTATTCGTCATTGTGGGCCATTAGGACCAGATCGACCGCCAAGAGAACATCCACCGCTTTCTCTTGTGTGACCATCACCTGCCGGTGTTTCTGAGCCAGTTGAACGAGGTCGTGATACACGCCCTTGTCGATCCTGACCCCCAGTGACGCCATGTAGTGGACGAGTTCTTCGGCCAGCTCGTTCCTCGCGGGTCGGGTCTCAAGGCGGCCATAGCACGCCTTGATCTTGGGGTCCGCGAGTAGTCGGTCCAGGAAGCGGCGCTGTTTCTTGTATCCATCGGGTGCTTCTTGCTGGTTGACCCGCCCCGTGTAGTAGCGGGTGCCAATCCAGTCTCTACCGGGCCCAATGAGCTTGTAGGAGACCTTGCCGAGGTCGATATCTCCCGGCACCCGAATGCCCGCGTTCTTAAGCGAGTGATACCAGTTGCTTCGGGAAGTGTGTACTTGGCGCACGGCCAGCCGGTGACGCCGAAATGACGGCCTCGCGTATCGTTCGGCATGCCGACCATCTGGGAGATCGCCGAGGAGCTGACCGCGCTGTACTGGGCGCTGTGGGAGCGCCGCACGCCCGCGCTGGAAAGCGCGCTGGACGCGCTATTCGACGCCGTAGCGGACTTGGACACGCTGGCTGGCGGAATTGCACGGTCCAGCGTGAGGGCGTTGCTGGACGAGCCCTAGAATGTCACTGGGCCGTCTCAGTGAGACGGCCCCGGTCGGCGATTCCACCGTCGATCTTAGATGGTCCCCTCTGCGTCTGCTGGCGGAAGCTGCGCCGGGGCGGTGGGTGCTACAGCGGTCAGTGCCACCAGATTGACCGGACGGAGCCAAAGCGGGCCAAACCTCCCACGCGACGTCACGTTAGCAACCAGTTCGCGGACGAAAGGGAACATCATTCCGAGGGCGTGGCTCTTCACATACTCCGAAAGGGGAAAATTGGCGTCCTGCTCGGACTCAACCAGGGCGGTCATGAGGAATGAGAAACGATACAGCGGCTCGGCCTCCTCTTTGGAGCTGACCAGTATCTGGATTCGTCCCTTCGCCGCGTCGGGCGACAGCCCTGAACTGAGTTGCAACTCAATGTCGGTTTCAACCGGGGTCGCCGGATCAAACTCAAGGAAATCTGGCCTGTGCTCGAACATCGCACGCTCAAGAAAGATCTGGGCGATGCGAATTCCGGGTTGCTTGGTTGGGTCGATCATTCAGGCCACCGCTAAGAGTTCGGGGCTAGCCGAACCGGTGTTTTGGTTCACTCTAGCCCCGGGAATGGGTTCAGCTAAGCAGGTTGGTACAAGCACTTCCGCCCAGTCGACAGTGGCATACGAGGCTTCGAGAGGGGGCAGTGGCCCCATTCGTTGTCGCGTGGGAAGGACTGAGGTCGCGGTTACCTGGAAGCGATCATCAAAAACCGTATACGTGACCTCAAAATTCGCCCACGCATCCAACTCGACCGGTTCAGGAAGCGTGACCCCTGCCTGTTCGGCAAACCGCTTGAAGAGTGAGGGTGAATCACGGATTTCCCGTAGCAATTGATCTGCGGCTCTGCTCTGACATACAAGGCCATTCTCCCATCGGCCCCATGTCTTCTTCCCCACGCCAACAATTCGCTCCATCTGCTCTTGCTTTACACCATAGTTCTTGCGGATCGCGATGATTTCGTTGGGCGTGAGACGCCCCGCCCGTTGCCGCTCGACGCCAGCCAGATTTCTCGTGGCGGCTCGCGACTGTTGGTAGGTGAAAAACTCCTCGCCGCACCGACCGCAGCGCGAGTATTCAGCATGATACGGGACTTCTTCGCCGGTCGGCGCACGAAAGCTCCGCATCTCTGGGTGGACAGTGATCTCCGTCCCCGAGCATACCGGGCAGCTTTGCTTTCGACTCATTGTGAACTCCCGTCAAGCTTGCAGGCCAGCAGATACAAGTCGTTTGGTCCGATGGCTACTTCCACGAAAAGCACGTCTGGCGGCTTTCCTTCCTCTTCGTGTGACCGCGGCAAGAAGCGCGTAACAAAAGTTCCGGTCGGGTTGTGAGGCGGCCAGTGGGACTCTTCCAGGTCCTTGTCCCAGCAAGTATCGGTCAGCTCGTACAGCATGTCCCACACGTCTGGTTCCTTGTAGCCGAGCCCATCCATCTGGGTTCGCGCCTTCCTGCTCACCTCCACTCGCTCTGCGTCAGCGAGTTCGTGGATACGCTGAAGCGCATCGTGCTTGGAGGGGAGGGGCATCTGCTCTGCTTGGCGGATACATGGGAGGCAGAAGGTAGCATGATGCTACTTTGGATTGCAAGTATGGTTCCCGACCCCCATCAAATACACTGTTGAACCATTAAGTTCCGGTCTTTTTGACCGATGTAGCACGATGCTCCTAAGCTACCTACGCGGCACGACGTCGTTTGTAACAACCGGGTTATTTTTCGCACTTGACGCAAGCCTTGCGTTAGGTTATAATAATTCATGGCCACCAAACAGCGGAAAGTCGGCGGGGCAACGACGGAATTGGAGCGCAAGCTGCCATTGGCCTGCGCCTCGGAGCCTCACGCCGTCGAGTTCATGGAGCACCAGCGCGGCTGGACTTCTGAGGCTGACGCGGCGTGCCCACAGTGCGGCGTGCTCGGGGAGTCATACCAAATGAAGAGCGCAACGGGCGAGCGCAACCCGCGCTTCTTGTGGCGCTGCCGTGCGTGCAAGCAGCAATTCACCGTGAAGGTTGGCACCATCATGGAGGCTTCGCCAATCCCGGTCCGCTTCTGGTGCTTGGCGTTCTACCGCGCCGCTGCGTCCAAGAAGGGGATTAGCGCGATGCAGATGCAGCGCGAGACGGGCCTCTCCTACAAGTCCGCCCTGTTCATGATGCACCGTATCCGGTGGGCGATGAAGCCAGCCAACGACAACGAACCGAAGCTCGGGGCGAACGGCGAGACGGTCGAGTTTGACGAGACCTACGTCGGCGGCAAGCCGCGCGGTCATGCACGCTATCAGACCAAGGCTGATGGGACGTACAAGGGCGGCCCCGCTGCCGATTTCTCGAAGAGGAAAACGCCGGTTGTCGGTGGCGTCGAGCGTGACGGTCGCGTGAAAGCGCGCGTGGTGATGAACGTCGGCGGTGCGGAGCTGGCGAAGCACGTGACGGCGATGGTGGACACGTCCGCGCATCTCATGACCGATCAGGCGCAAGCCTACAAGGCCATCGGGCTCGACTTCGCCAGCCACGCGCGCATTCGACACAACGTCGGCCAGTACGTGCGCTACACGACGGACGGCGTGCAGGTCACCACGAACCGCATTGAAGGCTTCTGGGCGGGCCTGAAACGGCAGATCGGCGGGACGCACCACGCCGTCACGCGGAAGCACCTGCACCGCTACCTGAGCGAAGCAGAGTTCAAGTACAACAATCGGGGCCTGAGCGACGGCGAGCGCACGGTAAAGCTGATCCAAGCGTCCGAAAATCGCCGTCTGACCTACGCGGAGCAGATCGCCCGCCCGCGTGACGACAAAGGGCGCTACACGTGGCGCTGAGATCGACGACGCCACAAACACCCCCGCTCCCAATGGGTTGCGGGGGTGTCGCGGCGGGTGCTATAATTCAATCACTATGGCGGGGGCATATCCGGCTCCGGCGTAGTGCGAGTGCGGGCGCGACCTGTCAGAAGCGGTCCCGTTCCTCGCGGTGGATTGGCTGGAGCGCTGGGGGAACGATCCCCACGGGGGAAGCCTGCCAAGGACTGCCCGGTCACCAGACGCGCCCCAAAAGTCATGCGAGCGGCCAGGGGTTGTTGTGCGCCTACACACCTCCCTCTGGCCGTTCGTGTATCCTACCGCTTGCCCTCCTGCTCCACGTTCGCCTTAGCGGCGAGCACTTGTGCAATCCCGCTCCAGAACGCGGTGATGCGGTCCGGTTGCCACGTGGCAAAGTCTTTCAGGTCGACGCTGACGTCCACGTTGAACCGCAGCACACCTTCTGGAGCCTGACTGAACGCCGTCGACAGCGACGAGCCGCGCACCGGTTCGCGCGGTTGTGCGATCCGGGGCTCCTCGTCGTCCGTGCGTTGCGTCGTCGTGTCAGAGCGCATCGGGGCCTCCTCCTGAATGACGGCACCGCCGTCTCGGTACGAGTCACCCTCTTTTCTGACGAGGCCGCTTTGTGTCAGATAGGACAAAATGTTCTTGAGTTGCCCCTCGTACCTCGGACCTGCACCGGATGCGTCGGCGAGCAGTTCAATCGCCTCGCGCTCTGTGATGGGCTTGCCCATGCGGAGCCTAGGCAGCAGGACATTGGCGAACCACGTCCTGCTCAGGAGCGGAGCCAGCTTCTGCGCTGCCGTCTCAGCGTTCCAGCCAATCGCCTTGACGTAGCTCATCACTTCCGGCGCTACCGCGTACCCGTTCCCCTCCTTCCGCAGAAACCCGACGTCGAGGAAGAAGGGATTAGCGAGAATCGCGGTATTGGGGTGGATCTTCACCAGCTCGGATACCTCGGTGTTCGTCACCGCCGTCTTGCCTTGCGACGTGATCGCGGCATAGCCCCGCAGCATGTCAAACTGCTTCGTCACGCCGACTCGGTCAGTGGGGAGTGCCTTGCTGGGCTTCTCGCTGACCGGCGGCTTCGCCGTTGTGTCGGAAGACGATTGCCCGTCGGGCGGAATCGTGCCGACGACTTTCGGACCTGTCATAGGAACCTCCATGTGTTGTGCGCCTGCCCACACATTAGCCAGTCAGGTCGTAGAACTCAAGTGCTCATGAGTAACCATGAGCCAGCGCGGGCCGGAGTGCCCACTTCATGAGCCGTTCTGACCCAAGGTTGCCCAAACCGACAAAGACGACCGGTTCGCCTAAGAAATCGCCCGGACGCCCTGCGGAGCCCCTGGTCATCCCCGGCAACTGGAAAGACGCCGTGAAGCAGGCGATGGCGAAGGGGAAGCCCCCGGCGAAGAAGGCCGCCACGAAGAAGCGGCGCCCCAAGAAATGAGCGCCGCCAGCCCGTTACCCCCGGGAGGGCGAATGTGCGCCAAGTACATACTTCCCGTTGCTTCCGTCGATGAAGACAATGGCTCGGTCGCGCATGGCGGGATCACCAAAAGAAAAACCCCGGTGTGTGGCTGAGAGCCAGACACCGGGGGGGTAAATCCTTGAGCGCCCGTGAGCACTCAAGGTCGTGCAAAGAAAGTATCGGCAAGCGTTCTGAAAGCAATACCCAGACCACCTATTCGGGGTTCCTTCGGCTGTGGGCCACTTCTAGAGGAGGGCAACGACCTCTTCCAGCTTCCAGACGTGATCCGCGACGCCTGCCGCCATTGCCGGGGTCCGCTTGATCCCGCCCGCTGCTGTGGTGAGCGTCTTGTGCGCGCGGCCTGCACACTCGCCCTGAATGCAGAATCCACCGCCCGGCACGGGAAGAAATGGACGGCGAAGGCAGCGGCCGAGCGGGCAAAGAATCGAATCCACTGCAAACGCGGACACCACCTGACGCCGGAGAACACCGCGACCACCAAGCGCGGGCGAAGATTCTGCCTCACTTGCCGCGCGAGCAGGCGGTTGCTGGTGGCCTAGCCGGACCGTCGACGCCGCCGGCATCGCACTAGCGCCTCCCCCGCGAGGGAGGGACTGCTGGCAGGATCGTGTACGCCGGCGCGCTGGCCGATCGGCCGTCCAGGGCCGGCATGCGCGCGACATGGCTCACCCCACCTTCGGGGTGATCGTGATCGTGAAGTTCGAGTCGTTCGGGAACCGCATGATCGTCAGGTCCGCGAACGTCACCTCGAACTCCCCGTCGAAGGTCCCCGCCGTGGCCGTGTCCGCCGCGAGCCAGGCGTATTTCACCTTCCCGTTCGGTGCATCGACGAGCGTGCACACCCCTCGGGTCACGATGAGGGTGGAGGTGTTCGTCACCTTCATCGAGAACGTCACGGTCGCCCCGGTGAGCGGCTGCGGCGTCACGCCATCGGTGCCGACGAGCGTCGCGGTGAGGAGCGGCGCGGTGTCGCCTTGCTTGAGCTGGACGGAGGTTGCCATGGGAGCCCTAGGGGATGAGGATGGTGAGCCGAGAGCCCGGCACGGTAAGCGTCGTCGGACTGGTCGGCGCGACGCGGGCGGTCGTCGGCGCCAGCACGGGGAGCGTCATGCGCACGAGGGAGGCGCCGAGCACCGCCCGGGTCGGGGACCGCACGACGGCCGTGGCGTTCGCGAAGCTCGCCGTGCCACTCGCGGTGGCCACGCCGGTCACCGTGCCCGAGAGCTGGAGCCGTGCCCCGGCGCTCGCGCTCGCCACGCCCGTCGCGGTGGCCGCCGCTTGCGTCTGCGGGGCCGCACTGGCCGCCGCGACGCCGGTGGCCGTGCCCTGGAGCGAGAACTGGGCGCCCGCGGTCGCGGTGGCGACGCCCGTGGCGGTCCCGCTCCCCGCCTGCATGAGCGTGCCGAGCGTGCCGAACGTGGTGAGCGCACTCTGGCAGGCGTAGTCGAGGGCCCCGCGCGCTGCCGTATAGGCCGCCGTGGCGATATGCACCTCGTCGATGTCGGCGGTGATATACTCCGTCGACCCGTTATACCCGACCGTGAGCGTGCCCGTGGTGTTCCGCGCGCTGCCCGCGATATATGTGAAGGGGGTCGCGCTTTGCAGCACGCCGTCCAAATAGAGCGCGGTGGGCGCGTTCGCCGTGACGACCCCTTCGAGGAGATGCCACGCGCCCGTCGCCGGGGCGTTGCACTTGAGCGCGACGATGTTTGTTCCGTCCCACCACAAGAACGCAAAGCTGGTGACGTTGCCGACGAAACTTGAGTTCTCGCAGCGGAGGATGTAATTGCCGTTCTTGCAGATGATCTCCGCGAACACGCCCGCCCCGGGCAGCGCATTGAGCTGCACCCAGGCGGAGAGCGTGAGGTCGGTGGTCGATCGCACCGACGCCCCATCGGGGAAGCCGATGCCCTGCGCGCCCGCGAAGTGGGCGGCCCCCCCGATCTGCCCCGCAACGGCGGTGGCCCCGCTATTCGTCCCCGTGTTGGCGTTCGCGGACGAATCGGCGAGCGAGAGCGTCGTGCCGTCGCCCAGGTGCGCGATGACGCCCGCCGACGCGCCCCACACCCCACTCACGTTTTCCTGGCTCGCCGCGATGGCCGCGTTGCCAACGAACGCATAGAGGACCGGATCGACCGTGCTCGAATACGTCGGGGTCCGGATATGCACCGTGATCGTGCCCGTCGCGGCAACAAACGACCCCGGCTCGATCTCGTGATCCAACCGCGTCGCCCCCGCCGCATCGCTCGTGAAGATGCAGTCGTAGCCCGACGCCGAGGTGAAGCGGCCCGCCCCAAAGGCAAAGGTGCGCGTGATGACGCCATTCGTGACGTCTGCCGACACGGCGGTGTGCGGCGCCGTGAACACCGCCCGGTATTGGTAGCCGTTGCTCCAGGCCATGGCGCGTCAGCCGCTCAGGTCTCGGCGACCGAGACTGTTCCGGCCGGGAACGTGAGCGGGACGTTGATCGACGTCGCCACCACGGCGGTCAGCGCATCCTCGTACAGCAGGTTGCCGAGCGTCGCGGCGTCCCAGATGCCGAAGTGCGTCACCGTGCCCCACGCGGCCGGCGTCGGCGCCGGAAACGTCACGGCGCCCGAGTTGGACCCCGAGCCCCCTGCCGGCGCGCCGAACGCGATCGCCGTCCGGGCATACGCGTTCCCCGTCACCTCGTTCGCGCCCGTGAGGCCGGGCGCCGCGGTGTGGAGCGACATGTACATGGTGGCCGGGCCGGTGAACGCGGTGGCCTTCAGCACTGCGTTGTACACGATGCCACGGAGGTACGTGCTCTTGGAGGCGGACATTGGCAGTTACTCAGGGCGAGGGGTGAAGCAGTAGGGGCATCGGGCGGGCGTGTGCGTCTGGTCGGACGCCCACTGTCGGCAATACGCATTCGCGCATTTCCAGAACAGGATGCGTGACGGCTGCTGGTAACTGGCTGGGTCGCGTCGCACGACAGGGCCCGTCCACACCGGCGGCGCCTCGTGATCGAACACGTAGTGCGGGACCTCGCCGCCAGTGCCGTGCGTGAGCGGATCGCGCCGCGTGGCGCGGGCGCGGCGGGGGGTGACGGGCAGGCCGTCGATGCCGACGATGCGCAGCATGGGCTCAGAAGCTCCGCTGCACGAGGACGTAGAAGCGGGGCCTCTCCCCGAGCGCCACCCGCTGTTCCCCCCGCGCGCCGAGCGCCCACGGGCCCGCCACGCGCACGGTGACGTCCACCGCGATCGCAGAGACATGGGCCATGGGGTCGTAGAGGAGGGACAGTGCGCCCCCGAGCCGAGGACGGTGCTCGAGCCGCGTGATGAGCGTGTCCTGCTCGCGCGTCGTCACCTGCCGGTCATGGTCCAGCGAGTCCGCCCGCTGCCGCTCCGCGCCTGCGGCGAGCGCGAAGTGCAGCGCGGCGTGCCGGAGACTGTCTGCGGCCGCCACCAACGCGGGGAGTCGCGCGATGTCGTGCGCCGTGTCGGCGGCCGTGAGGGGGTGCAGCACGAGCGTCGGGCGCACGGCATCGTAGCGCGCCACGGCCCGATGTAGCGTGCCCGCCTGCTGGTCGGTGACGAGCCTCGCGGTCCCGAGCCGGGCCGAGTCCTGCGCACTCGCCGCTTTGGACTGGGCGATGACGCGAACGAGCCGGCGCACCTCCACGTCGTGCGTCTGCTGACGATGGAGCACGAGGGCCGCGAGGGCACAGGCGCCCAACGCCACGCCGACCAGCAAGACGAAGTGCGCGAGGCCGGGCACGCGCGCGAGCGCGGGGCGAGGGTCAGGGAGCATGGCCACCCCTCAGCATGAACCGCCGCCACCATGCGCGGCGCGGAGCGATCGGGCTGACCGGCAGGCGCTCGACGGCGCTGGGCCACTCGCTCGCCGGGGTGAGGTGTGCGTCGTCCGCGGGCATGGGCTCGTCCGGCTCGGGGCAGTCGCCGGGGCGCTCCAGCGCGCGGAGGCGGAACAAGAGTTCCTTCGCTTCGGCGAGCCGGTCGCCGTACTCGGGACGCTGCATGGCGGCCACCTCATCTACTGTGGGAGGCGAACGAAAACTTTGTCGTCTGCTGAGACGGGGTGTTCGTAGACGCCATCGCCATTGGACGACGCGCCCGTTGCACTGGTATTCCCCGCGATGGTCGTGAGCGGGGCGGTCGCGGTGACGATGGCCACGTGATGCGCGTGGCCCGTCGCGGTGACGGAGAAACACAGATCGTCCACCGCAGGCCCGCGCACGACCCACCCCTGCGCGCGGCAGTAGTCGAGCTTCGTCTGACACGAGCCGGTGCGCGGGCTCTGGGTGTGGCCGTGGTACGCGATCGCTTCGACGACGGAGGCGAAATCCGCGCACCAGGAGTCACCGACGACGCCATCGCAAAACCGCTGGAAAAACTCGACAAACGCGCCCGCGTTGGGGCCGTCCGTCTCGCGCACGAAGTCGAACCGCCGGGCGACGGCGGAGAGGGAGGCGGGCATCACATCCCGTCCTTCGGCGCGGCTGGGTCGCTGGCGCGTCGGCCGCCCACGATCGGCAAGTTCGTGGTCCCGAGCGAGACGAAGAGCTGCGTGAGCGCCACGGGCGCGCCCGAGCTCGGGATGAGATAGGCCCCGAACAGGGCGACCCCGATCCCGGTCAGCAGGAACACGAGCGACGGGGCCACGCCGTGCACCGCGGGGATGAGCGCGAGCCCCGTCACCACGAGACCCACGACGAGGAACAGGACACCGAGGATCGTCTGGCGCGTCATGCTGACCGCGGCGAGAAACCGTCGCGTTCAGGCGACGGAGGAAGAGCCGGTCCGATGTCAACGCGGCGCAGAACATCGCGGCCCGGGGTGCCGTAATGCACCCACAGGTGTCGGAAAAGTCGGCTGCTGTTGCCGCCTGAGTACAGGCACGAAGCCGTCTGCTTCAGTTGACGGTCCATTACGGGAGGTCTCCTTTGCGGCGGCGGGACGGGTGCGGCGCGCGGCGCTCTGGCGCGGTGAGATCGGGCGCGTCGCGCCCGCGGAGGAAGCCCACGACGTCGGCGATGGCGGTGGCGTTGGCGACCGCCTCGTCGTGCACCTTCTCGACGGCGGTGCGGATCTCGGAGAGGGCCGATGTCGTGGCGGTCGCGGAGTGCTGCATCGCGGCCGTCTGCGCTTCGATCGCCCGCGTGATCGTGTCGGTGAGCGCCTTGCCCTGCGCCTGGATCGCGGCGTCCAGATATTCCAGCCGGTCCTCGTGGACCCTCACCAGGTCGATCGCCGCGTCGCGGGCCGTGATGTCGTCGGCGAAAATCTCCTCCACGGCTTTCTTCACGTCCGGGCCGCAGTCGGAGAGGTGCGAGCGCCAGATGGCGCGGGAGACCGCTTTGCCGATAAACAGGCCCGTCGCAGCGATGATCCCGACGCAGATCGTGGCGACCTTCCCGGCAAGCGCCCACGCGCTCGCGTCGGGCAGCGTCGGCGCGGCGGCGGATTGCAGGAGCGTCAGGATCGACATCGGATGGCGGGGAGCAGAGGCCACGGGGAACGTCCCTAGGAAACGCAGACGGCACCCGCCAACCCCGAAGGGTCGTTGGGTGCCGAGATCAAGCGGCGACAAGATTGTGCGCCCCCGAAGGGGCTGTGACTGCAGTGTACTACGGGGGCCGGAGCCGGGAAAGCATCAGTGCGGGGACTCGCCGTGCCAGGCGTGCACGAGCAGCGGGGGCCCGTGGCCGCCCTGATTGCCACGGAGCTGCGCCTGCACGTCGGCCGGGAGCCGGGCGTGGCGCTCCCGGAGCGAGCCCTCCGAGAGGACCGTGCCCGGCGACGGCACGCCCACGACGGACCACGCGAGCGTGTCCGGGTCGCGGCGCTGCTGGTCGGCGCAGGAGTAGAGGTCGCCGGTGAGATGGGCGATGTCCATGTTGAGCAGCTCCTGCGCCGTCGCGGGGCGCACCGTGCCGTCCAGGTCGCGCACGGTGGGCAGCTCGCTCGGGGCGATCCGCCTCACGCTATAGGCAATCGAGTGCATGCATTATCTCCGATGACAGGATGTTTCACAACACATTGCCCACCAGGTCGAGTTCGAACGCGGTGAGCTCCGACAAGATCCCCTGCGCGGTCGTGGCGACGACGTCGGCGTATTTCACAACCTTGAACTCGGCGAATTTGCCGAGCCCCACGCCGCCGCTGTAGTGCGAATTGATTTGGACTTTGGTGTCAGCCCACGCCGCGGGGAGCGCGGCGCCCGCGACGAGTCCAGAATCCGTGACGGCCGCGCCGTTGATCGATTGCACGAGCCGAATCGACCCGGCCGAGGTCAGGAGCCACACCAGATCGAGCGTATCGCCGAGCCCCCCCGTGGCGAGGGACGCGACGTAGTTCGCCCCGGACGCGACGGGCTGATAATAAAGTTGATAGACCCCTGTGGCGGAGCACCACATCAACAGGCGCGGTCCTCCACTCCCCGCGATCGTATCGATCGCCCAGAGGCCGGCGCCCGGGACGAGCGAGGTGCCTCCCTCCACGAGCCGGAGGTGGCCGATCATCGCCTGCGGCGCCGGCGGGAAGTTCCAGTAGAACGAGTCCGCACCGCGCGTGCTGGCTGCACTCGTCGTGAAGATCGGCGAGGACCCCACGACCGTGTTCAGCTCGACCTGGGCCTGTCCCACAATGGCGCCGCCTGTGGTCGCGGCGGCGGTCGTCCCGAGCACCGTGCCCGCGCCGGGGTAGATCAGCCATTGGAGGGTCGTGTTGCCGGTCGCGTTGTTGGTGAGGGTGACCTCAACGATCCACCAGGGACCGTCCGGCAGGACTCGGAACGATCCGCCGCCCCCGAGCGCGCCGGACGACGCGGCGGCCCCGGTCGCCTTGTTCAGCATCACCTGCTGCAGTTTCGTCGTGGTCCCGCCAGTCAGGGACAGCTCGAGCGCCGGGAACGTGGTGGCCCCCCCGTCATTGAAGATCCAGAATCGCGCCGTATGCGTCGCCCCGTCGTTGGCGATGGCGAGAGTCTGCCGGCGATTGTAGAACGCCGTGGCATCGTTGTCGGCGAGCACGGACGCGCTGTTCGCCGTCCCGTCGAGCCCGACCCCGGTGAGCGTTGCCGTGCCGATGCCGCCTGTCAGCCACGCCGCGTTGGACAGATCGCGCGACCAGAGCAGGCTGTTGGTGCGCGCCATCTCCAGGAGCAACATCGCCCGCCGCTCATTGGCCGCGGTCGACTGATCGGTCTCGTAGTGGAAGCCGCGCGGCGTGTTGACGATCGCGGAGGCGTAGCGATTGTTGATGCCCCGCCACAGCGCGGAGGAATTCCGGCTGTGCGTGGGGAGATCGCCCACACTGGGGATCGGTCCGTGGCGCGAGGACCAATAGTGGAGGGCGCTGCTGCGGCTGAGTGTCATGCGGGGCTCGCGGGGTGAGAGTGTCGCGAAACGAGACAGTGGACCACGGCGGGGACAGCCTGCGGCGTTGCGGACGGGGCCGCCGCGCCGTACCGTAGGGGCGTCTCCAACGGAGTCGTGCCATGCGGTCCAATCAGTCCAACAGACACACGCTCGTCGTCGCGGTGGGGTGGTGCGTCCTCGTCGCGGCGTGCCACGGCGGCAGCGCGGCGCCGATCGCGGCCGATGGGCCGCTGGCGATCCGCGCCGGGTCGGGCAATCACCAGGTCGTCCAGGCGGGGAACGGCCCGCTCCCCGCGCCCGTGACCATCCAGGTGGGCTATCTCCCGAACGGGCAGGTAGCGCTCCGGCAGCGCGTGCTCGACGCCGTGCTCCCCGAGAAGGCGTATGCGCAGGGCACCGTGCTGAAGGGGATCGCGGGGCAGCTCGTCTGCGCCGTCGCCCCGGACCCCGCGCTCGCGCTCACGCCGCAGGTGCCCTGTCAGATCGCCGACGCACTCGGCAACGCGACGTTCAATTTCGACCACGGCACGAAGGCCGGCGTGGCCCGCGCGCAGGCCCGCGCCACGGTGAGCGGGGCGACGGTCGTCACGGATAGCGTCACCGCGACGATCCTCCCCGGCGCCGCCAGCACGCTGGACGCTGCCTACCATGCGTGGTTCGTTGTGAATGGAGCGAAAATGGGCATCGCGTCCCTCGTGGTACGCGCGCGCGACCAATACGGGAACACGGTGCCAACGATTCCGACTGTGACCGGCAGTGGACAGTTCACCGTCGTCGGTGACTCCATCCTCGCGCCGAGCACGGAGCGCATCGGCACCGTGACGATGAGCCTGGGCGCGGCCACGGCAAGCACAATGCTGACCGCTGTGTATGATTTCCGGATCAGGCCGTGGCGCATTGTCGGCCGGTGCGGCCCAGCCCAAGGGTTCACGCACGGCGAGTTTTTTATTGACAGCTTGTCCTTCGATATGACGACCACGGGCGTTCAATACACATCGGCCGGGTCCGGGGACCCGCTCCTGAACTTTCTGTGGCACGGGAGTGTTGTCTGGTATGTGCGTCCGATGACTGCGCCGGACACACATACTGTCGTGACGGACACGTTGCCCGTGGCCTACGCGCCGTGGCGACAGAGCGTCGATAGTCTGGTCCTCGCGGGGAACGGGATTGCTGCGCTGCGCGACGGAACGCAGGCCCGTCGCACCTACGTGCGGCCATGGGTGAATCTGAGTAATCCCCTGGGCTGCCCGCTCGCTCCCGCAAACGCGACGTGGACATTGGTTGAGCAATAACGCGCGCGCTGGGCGTGGCGTCCTCACGTGCCGCTCCGGTGGGGGTCGATCCCGAGCGGCAGTGCCTGACGGATCGCGTCGCGCAGCTCGACTTCATCAAACTCGATCCTTCCGCTCAGCATCCACGACTCTGCTTGCGCGGCCAGTTCGTGCGCATACTGCTCGCGCACCACATCGGCCGCTGCGCCCACGGCGGAGCACAGGCGAGAGGGGGTCCAGTCGTTTGCCGGATCGACGTACAGCCGCCACCGGCAGTCGTGACAGAGCCAGTCGTGATCCTGCGCCGGCTGATGGGCGCCCTGCACGATGGTGTTCGGCACGGCGCGCACGTCGAGGATCGAATCAGCGAAGGTGCGCCGTCCACAGCAGGGCGCGTACACCTCGACGAGGCATCCTGATTCGATCGGCTCGGGATGCACTCGCAACGGGGCGACGAGTTCGGGGTAATGCGCCAGGCTCTTCATGATTTTTCCACCGCCAAGAACAGCACACCAGTGTCGTCCCCAGCCACGGTGAGGGATGCGGGGGTCCCCGCTGTCACGACGTTGTAGGTCACCGTCTTGCAGGTCACGGTGGCTGTCGCCGCTGGCGTGGCAGAGTACGAGAGGACGATCCGCAGGTCGTAGCCGACGCCGAGCGTCGCCGTTAGCGAGAGGGTTTCGCCGGTGAGTATCTGCCCAATGTCGTAGGTGTTCGACGCGGCGAGCGCCCAGTTCACATTATCCGTCGCGCTGGTGTTGTACCACAGTTGCACGCGGAGCAGCTTGCCGGCCGACATCGCTGTCGTATCGACATCGTAGGTCGCGGTATAGGTGGTGCTCGTCGCGTTCGCCGATCCGAGGTCGCAGTACGCCGCCGCGCCCTGCGCGGAGATCGCGACCGACGCAGCCGTAGCGCCGTCGAAGGTGGGAGAGAAGTTGTTGCTGGCCGGCGTGCTGGTCGATCCGCTGATCTGCTGGGCGATCGCCGTGAACCCAGCCGTACTGACGCCGGTCGCCTGAAACTTGACCTTGTTGCCCGCAGTCGGCGCGAGGTAGACCTGCGGGATCACCTTGATCTCGGGGGCATTCTCAAACGGGACGGCGAACGTTTTCGACGCCGCATCCTTGGCGGTGATGCCCTCGTTATGCCGGTTCGGCGCGAACTGCCGCCCCGCTGACGGGCCGAATGCGACGTTCGGGTCCCCGCGCACGCCCGCGCCGATCGCGAGCCCGGACAGCATCTGCTTCCCTGTCGTGTCGATCAGCGGCACGAGGCCGGTCGGGTCGTAGATCGGCTCCGTGTGGTAGCGCGCGCCCGGCACGGGTATCCCGCCCGAGCCGCCGCGCGCCAGGTCCTCGCCGTCGCGCCCATAGCCGTGGCCCGCGTTCCGGGGGCCGCCCCAGCGCGCCCGGTCCCGCACGGTGCCCGAGGGCGTGCCGCCGACGTTCGCCGCGTCATTCGCCGTGCGCGACTCCGTGTTATTCGCGCCCGTCTCCTGCACGGCGCGGCCCCCGCCGACGAGGACGTCGTTCGCGGTATTGCTCCCCGTGACGTCGGCGCCCGACTGTCGCACGGCCTTCCCCGCGCCGAACAGGACGTCGGCCGCGGTGCGCGTCTCGGTGACGTTGGCGCCTGCTTCGCCCGGTCGGAGCCCGTCCACGCTCTGCCCGTTCGTGTAGCCCAAGCTCGCGCCAATCCGCCGGAGCGTCGGGTCGAGGAGCACCGACACGCCGTCGTCGGAGAAATAGGGTTCGGTGATGATCCGGCCGCCGCGCACGGGAATCCCCGCCGTCCCGGCGCGTGCATCGTCTTCGCTCGTGCGCCCCGTGGCCGTGCCGGCGGTCCGCGCGCCGTCGCGGCCGTCGTCGCCGAGCGGCACGCGGGACGAGGTCTGCCCGGTGAGGGCATCGGTGATCGTGAGCACGTACCAGCCCAACTGCTTCGGCACGCGCGCGACCGTCACGGTGAGCGGGAGCGCGGTCGCGGGGCCGCTGGCGAGCGTCGTCGGCGCGGCCTTCCCAAGCTTCTGCGTCAGCGTGTAGGTGAGCGAGGCGAGTGCCGTCGTTCCCGCGACGACGCTCATCGTCAGCGAGGCGACGAGATCGGAGGTGTCCGTCGAGGACCAGTCGAGCGTCGGGAGCGGCGCGATCGGCCCTGCCGCCGTCGCGAACCCCAGCGTCTCCCCGGCGAGCACCTTGAGCACGCCGTCGACGTCGTACCCGGTCACGCGGTACGCGATCGAGGAGCCCGGTCCCGGCGCGACGGTCACGGTCGCCGTGCCCGAGCCACCCGTTATGGGGAGCGGCGCCCATGCCCCCGGTGCCCCGCCAGAGACGACCGTCTGCGTCTCGACCAGCGTGACGCGGGACTGCGGGTCGACCACCGTGACGGTGAGGGTGCCCAGCGTCGCGGTCTGCGTTTTCGCCGTGGTGATGATCGCCGCCGTCGCCGCGCCGCGGAGGGCGTTGGCCGGGATCGTCGTCGACTTGCCGGACACCCAGCCCGTGTACGGCGAGGGGCTGTCCCCGAACCCAACGTGCCGGAGCCGGTACCACCGCACGGCGTTATCCAGCGGCTGCGGGTCCAGATAGACCGGCTGCGTCCCGGGGATGCCCGTCGCGATCGTCGTTGCGGCGCCGACGTTGGGCGACCCGGCGCTGTCCGGCGCGGACTGCACTTCGAGATCGTAGGCGCGGTCCGAGGCCCAGAGCTCGACGAGCACGCCGGTGACGACCGTGCGGACCGCGCTGGCGGTGAGGATGGGGCTCATGCCTACACACTCGGCGCGAGCGAGACACTGACCCCGGCCGGCCGCGGTGCGGTCCCGAGGGTATTGGTCGTCGTGAACGTGAGCACCGCCATCGGGGAGGGCCCCCGGTTCGCGTCCCGGTGCAGCACGCCCACGGTGTACTGCGTGAGCGCGCTCAGCCCCCAGAGGCGCCGCATGACGCTCCCCGGCCGGAGGGCGACCAGCTTCATCGTCTCCGCCCACGCGCTCGGCACGCCCCCCGTGACGAGGTACAGTTCCACGGCCAGCGTCGCATCTCCTACGGTCCAAGTGACGTCCGCCCGGTTGGCGTAGAGCATGCCGGCGGGGACCGCGAGGGCCGTGGGCGCCAGTACGGCGGGGAGGTCGACGTATCCCGTGCCGCCCGCGACCGCCCAGCCGGACGGCAACTTGAGCTGCGTGCCGATCGGCGTGGAGCGGGCGCGGAACCAAACGCGCGTCCCCTTCGGGTAGGGCCCGAGGCGCACCGTCCCACTCGATGTCGCCGGGGCCTCCAGCCGGAGCCATGAGGCGGCACGCTCATCAGGCCGCGTCGCGGTCCCGGCCGGCGTGATTGCCACTTCGATCGCGACCGTCTCGCCTGCCGCGTTGAGCGTGAGCGGGAGATCGACCGACGTTGGATCGCTACTGAGGACCGCAGTGCCGAGGACCGGCGCGACGGCGACCGAGGATGCGCCCGCGTCGAGGAACTCGAGGTCGATCGTGTTCCCGTTCTCGGTCCGCGACAGGCAGAGGCCGAGCCGGTTCGCGCCACGGCTATTGCTCGCCGGGTCGGGCAGTTTGGACACCGTGAGCGTGTACCACTGCCCCACCTGCGCGGCCGACGGGACCGGGGTGCGGCGGCAGTGCAGCGTGTATTTGGCCGCCCCCGTGGCGTAGGGCGCGAAGAACCCCTCGAACAACTTGTTGATGTCCGAGCCGGCCGTGACGCTCCCGCTCACCACGGCGAGCGAGAGGCCTGGATCATCGTTGACCGAGGCCGCGCGCGGGGGCTCGTTCTCGAAGTAGCGAATGCCCTTCGCGTCGATCTTCTGGATCTTCTCCCCCACGTCGCGGAGCGTCGAGAGGTCGTTCGGGATCAGCACGGAGTCCTGCGTCGGCGACTGCAACGACAGCGGCCAGATCGGGTACTCGTCTCGCTGCTGGAGCAGGGACAAAAATGTTTTCGGCCGGTCGATGTAATACGTGATCTCGGCAGCCGTGATCGCGGTGTCGCGCGAGACGGACCACCCCGGGGTTGCCGTCGTGTCGAGATCGTCGTCGACGAACGTACCCGCGGAGACGGTGTTCGCGGTCCGCCGAAGGTCGATCAGGACGACGTTGCCGAGCGCGTCGAACCGATAAGCCAATTGAAACACCTGGCACAACTGCTGTTCGAGGAACGTGCTCGCCGTCACGGGGGCGTCAATGACAAACCGCGCCTTCCGGAACCCTTGGTCGGCCAGGAGCGCGGCCCAGTGCCCGGTGTCCGCGCCCGAGGTATCGCGCCCCGCCAGCGGGACCAGTGGGCCGCCGCTGGCGGGCAAGCTGAGCTTCCCGTCGAGGATGTCGGCGAACAACTGCACCGGGTGCACGTCCACGAGGTGCAAGGGGCAGTCCTTGGAGGCGGCCGCGTCGACCGAGACGGCGCACTCCACGATCGTCCCCGGTGCGGGGAAGGCGCCATAGAGCGCGTCGCCCGGGATCGTCTCGACGACGGAGAGTTTGGCGAGCCGGCGGTGCGTGATGCCGCCGATGTACTGTACGTCCGCCGTGTCGGCGTCGAAATTGGGGTAGTAGCGGAACGCGATCTGCTGCCCGCTCGCCAGGGTCGTCGTCACGCGGAGCGGCGCCCCTTTGACGATCAGCGTGTGCGCCAGATCGCAGAGCATCGTGTACTGCGGCCCGTCGCCGGCAATCGTGATCGACCCGCGACTGATCACCCGCTTGAGACCATCGGTCCGCGTCGAGGCGACGGCGTTGATCGTCGCCGTCGTCGTGCCCTTGGTCTGGAGTTGCACCCCCATGTCGACGCCGAAATAGCCCATCGGGACGAGCGTCGGGAATCCCGCGTAGCCGCCCCTGGACACACTGATCGCGTTCACGTAGGCGATGTTCGCCGCGACGGAGACGTGCGGGGCGGCCGTGAACAACTGCCGCTTGAGGTCGTCCGCGAAGTCCCGCACCTGGAGCGTGATCCAGAGCGGGCCGTCCAGCCCGAGGTCGTAGATGCGTCCCGTGAAGTAGGGGGCCCACGTGCCGGTGAGCGTGACGTCGCTCCAGTCGAGGCACTCCTCGATGAAGATGCGGCACCCGATCAACTGCGCCTTGCCCGTCGCGTCGCCGAGGAAGCCGGTGGCCCAGCGGTGCAGGTTGTCCCCGCCCGCCGTCGTGCGGACGTCGAAGCACTTGAGCGTCAGGGCGCCGGTCGTGAGTTTCTTGGTCAGGTGGTCGATCGCGCCTTTGCGGCCCTTCAACTCGCCGAAGTACGGTTTGAACCCCGCGAGTCCCTGCACGCTCGCGATCTGGAACGCATCGGCGTGGGGCGCGGTCGCGGCCGGGGTGAGGACGGTCGTCTCCCCCGCATTCACGCTGCGCGGGGCGTACACCGTCAGCCGGTAGGCGGGACGCATCGTCAGGCGCTCCGCATCGCGGCCATGGTCTGCACGCCGCGGAGCGTCTTCAGGGCGGCGAGGCCGACGAACCCGCCGAACGCGCCACCGACCGACCCGGCCCAGAGCGTCGTGTCACTCCATGCCGTGGCGAGGGCGTTGCCTGCCGACTGCGCGCCGAGCGTCTCTGCGGCGCTATTGATGGACTGGCCGATCTGCACGGACCCGTCGGCGCGGAGCACCGCACGCAGCTCGACGAGATCCCCGATGGACGGCGCGACCGCGAGCGACGAGGAGACCACCGCGACGTTGTTGTTGTGCTGCGCTTGGTAGACCCCGCCCCCGGCGTAGAGGATGCACGCCGGGGCGGTGTTCCCGGACGCGCCGATCTGCGCGAGCCGCGCCCCGTTGGTCGTCAGGATCGTCCCCCGCTCGTAGCATCGGGCGTACAGCGTCAACTCCATCGGCGCATACGGGAACGGCAGCGACACCACGTCCGCGCTCCGCGTCGCCGCCGCCGCGGTCGTCGCGACGTAGGACGAGGCGAAGGACGCGTTCAGCTCCGACTGGCCGCCCCAGAGCGAGACCGTTTTGCCGGCGCCCGTGTAGCTGCTCACGTCGGTCGCGCCCGCGCTGTTGTCGTGCGGGCCGAGGATCGGCGAGTAGGTCGTCAGCGTGCCATGCGAGCCGGTCGCTTCGATCCGGGACCAGCCGTTCGCCAGCGCCGTGACGGCGGAGCGGAGCAGCGTCCAGCCGGCCGCCGCGTAGGTCTGCGTGATCGTGCCCGTCTGGAGGTCGACGATCACGACCCAGCCGCCCCCGTTGCTCACGCCCACGCGCACGTAGCGCTGCGTGCCGGCCTTGGCATACACCGTGACGGCCGTGGGCTGCCCGGCGACCACGGGCAGCGTCTGGAAGGCGCGGTTCACCGTCCCCGCGCCCCCTTCCGTGAGCGTCGCACTGGTGAGCGTGCCATCGGGCGCGAGCGACTGGTTGTCCGCCGCCGCGAGTCCCGCGTCCTTCGACCACGCGGCATTCGTGAACGCCTGCGACCAGAGGAGCGCATTCGTGCGCGCGCCTTCGAGCAACACCGCGCGCTCGTAGAGGCCCGTCGTGGCGTTTCGCTCGTAGTGGGAATCGCGCGGGACGTTGACCGCAGCGGTTGTGAGTTGGAGGGCCATCGTCAGGCGTTCCCGTGCGCCAGGGCGGCGCTGCCGCGCGTGACGGTGCCTTGCGCGAGGCCGCCCCCCGCCTGATAGCGGAGCAGCGTGTCGGCCAGCGCCGTGGTGGCGCTCGCGCTCGTCCCGCGCGTGGCGGTGCCTTGCGCGAGGCTGTCGCCCGCGACGTAGCGCAGGAGCACGCGTGTCGCGCCCGGCGCGGCGCGGCGCAGGCCGTCCTCCGCGCTACCAGCCATCATACGGCGTGGTGGCGTTGCGAATCTTGAACGCGAGCCGGCGCTGGCCGTCCGCCTCGGGCGTGGGGAGCCCCTGCATCGGCTCGAACAGGTAGGAGTCGATGGACGTCGCGCCCGTCGCGTCGGGGTAGAAGCGGATGATGTTCTTCGCGCGTGCCCACTCCAGGAACGCGCGCCCGCCACTGGCCCCGTCCCATCCCGTCGCGAGCGGAGACGCCGTGTCCGTCTGCGGAATCCACCGCGCTTCGCACTGGAGCACGTAGTCGGTGCCGACGATCCACGAGTCCTCGATGCCGGACGGGGATTGCACGAACACGCTGCCCGCGCGCGGCTCCGAGCCCGACGTGGCGTTGTCGAGGCGGTAGCCGACCGAGAGCGTGTTCGCGAAGCCCGCGCCCCAGAGGATCTTCGCGAGAGCGAGACGGTAGGTGGGCATCGGTCAGCTATGCCCGAACTGGAACTCGATGTTGCGCGTGCCGCCCAGATGCTCCACCATCGCCATGAAGGCATCCTGGTCGGCCGGGTCGGCGAAGTCGAGGACCGGGCGCTGCCCAGGGAACACGATCGTCAGCGAGCCGCGGTGCGCACCGGCCAGGAGCGCGCTGTTGGCCGACTGCTGGTTCGTGTATCCTGAGCCGCCACTCGCGGCGGGCCCCCCCCCCCCCCCCCCCCCCCCCCCACCGCCGGAACTCCCTGCGATGCTGGCGACGGCGTACATCGCGACTGCCGCGGCGGTCCACTGCGCCGCTTCGGCCACGCCGGCCGGATTTCCGCCGATCGCTTTCGCGACCCCAGCGAGCGCCCGCGCCTGGAACTGCCTCGCTTCCGTCTTCGCCACCTCCGCGATCGCCTCCTTCATCGCCTGCTCGAACGCCTGGCCGCCGAGTTTCGAGCCGGTGACCATGTTGCCGATCGCGGCGCCCATCCCCTCGCTGAACCCGGCGATCGGGCCCGCCACGACGTCGGCGATCGCGTCCCCGAACGTGTGCCACTGCTCCGTCGCGCTCCCCAGCTTCTTTGCATGCTCGTCGACCGCGTTGCCGATCCGGTCGACCATACTGACGTGCGCGCCCTCCTCGACCGCCGCCCGGTCGACGAACGCGCCCTGTTTCGCCTGCGCGCGAATCTGATCGAGCGTCGCCTTGATCTCGGCGGCGTCGTCGATCTTCTCGATGGCCTTGTTCGGGTGGTCCTGCTGGTTCCGTTCCCGGTCGTCCTTCCGGTTCATCTGCTCCAGCGCCGTCGGCTCGGTCTCCGGATCGTGATACTTGACCCGTGCGGCGTGCGCCTGGTTCGCGCGCTCAAGCAAGAGCGCGCGGCGCTCCCAGGTGAGATTCCCGTTCTTGAGCGCCTCGGTGGCCGCGTGCTCGATCAGGCGCAGTTGCGCGAGCCCGACCGCGAGCGTGCCGTTGCCAGCCGCCAGTTTCTCCGCCAACTGCAACCGCGCCTGGATCGCCGCGTCCTGCGCTTTGATCCTGGCAAGTCGCGCCTTCTCCTCGGCGTCCGCCTTCTTCTGCCGGGCGGCTTCCTCGGCTGCCGCCCGCTCGGCGAGCCGAGCCTTGTTGTTCCGCGCTGCCTCGTCGAGTTGGGCCTGTGTCCGCTGCACGCCTTCCGCTTCGCGTTCGGACGCCGTGGCTGCGGCTCCCCCGACGCGCTCATAGGCCGCGACGAGATCGTGGCTCAGTGCCTTGTTCAGCCCATGCCACGCATCCTTGAGATGCGCGAGGTCCTCCATCTGCTTCTCGGGGCTGAACGCGTGCTGGATCGCCAGCGCCGCATAGCCGATCGCTTCCCCGAAGTAGAACGCGGCCCGGACCACGTCCGCGAAGGCGCTGGTCAGCTCCTTGACGCCCGCTACGATGACGGTAAACCAGAAGCCGATCGTGCCCTTGTTCGCCTCGATATACTGGGTGAGGGATTCCAGCCCCTCACGCACGGCAGACATCCCGTTGCCGAGCTTCGAGTTGCCGGTGATGACGTCTCCGACCGCTTCAAGGAGATTGTAGAACTTGATCTTCGTCGCCTCGACCTGGCCGCCGAACGTCGCCATGTCGGCCGCTGCCGCGCCGCCGATCCGCTCTCGCAACTGCTTGAGCCCATCGTGCGCGTCTTTCGTGACGATGCCGAATTGCCGGAGCACGCGGGTATTCCCGCCCATGACGCGCCCGACCAATTCGGCGGCCTCGTTGAACTCCAGGTGCTTCGCCTTCGCCAGATCGGCGGTGAGCACCATCTGGTCGAGTGAGCCCTTGTAGTCGCCCGACCGCTGCACGAGGGTGTTGAACCCCTTGATCGCGTCGTCGGTGCGGACGTTCGCGACCTGCTGGAGCGACTTGATCGTCTCCTCAATCTGGCCGCGGTTGTGCTCATAGCTCACGCCGACGTTCGCGAGCGTGTTGGAGAGCTGCGCGTAGCTCTGCTCTGCCTCGGTCGCCTTCTCGATCGCGCCCTTGAAGAACTCGACGATCGTGAAGCCAACGAACGCTTCCGCAATGAGGGTCTTCGCCTCGCTGGCGAATTCCTGCACGTGGTGGCGCGCGGACTTGAACCCTGGGACGGTTTCGTCCAGCGCATTGATGACGACGTTGACGTCCTTCTTGCCGCTCACGGCGCCGCCTCGGGGTACGCGGTGGCGAGCAGTTGCTCGACATGCCGGCCTCGCGTCGCCTTCCCCTCGTCCCCGCCGTGGATCATGGCCCCGGCCAACAGGGCAGCGAAGTACGCGTCCGCCTGCTCCGCCGCGGCGACGTGCGCGATCGCGGCCAGCATGGGGTAGAACAGCCGGAAGGGGATCGCCCCGTCAGCAGTCGGCCACTCGCGCGACCAGAACATGTCACGACCGTAGAAGCGGATGAAGCGCGCGACGAGGTAGCCGACGGGCATGCCCCGCCCGCGGGGCGTCGTCTGCTCACGCGCGCGGCGGTTGTTCATGCGGGCGAGCTTAGCCCACTCGTCGTCGGGGTCCTCGTCCGCAGCCCAGGCACCGTCCACCGCTGCGCCGCTGCCTGGGCGTTGACAAAAGTCAGGAACGCGTCCAGTTGGAGCCCGTAGGGGAGCGTCGCCACGAGATCGGCGACGCGCTTGGCCCCGCATCGGCGCGTCCACCAGGAGGGGGGCGGGAAGAAGACGTCGATCACCTCGCGCATCAGCGCGGTCCCGCCCTCGACGCCGAGGTCCCCGAGGTGTTGCAGCCGGTCCTCGTAGCGGAACCACTCCATCGCCGAGAGCACGCGCCCCACGTAGACCGTCTCGCCGTCCTGGAACCGGGGCGGCTCCACGGCAGCGAGCAGCGCCGCGCGGTCGAAGGTCCGAATGTCCATCAGTCGAACGTGATGGAGTATTCATCGTTCAGCCCGAGCGCCGACGGGTTGAGCTGGAACGACAGGGTCCAGACCGCCGCCTGCGCTTCCTTCACCGGTTTGGGCTCGACCATGATCTGCGCGGCCGGGGCAGCGAATTTGATCCGCTTGTACTGCACCGTGCCGAACGAGAACGCGATCGCGTTGGCGTTGGCCGACTCGTAGAGCTGGTATGGGTCGATCGCCCCCGCCGCGAGGAACGGTGACGCCGTGAGCGGGAGCGCTTCCATCGTCACGTCGAGCTGCGGGACGCGGTGCTCCGGCCCGAACCCGGCGTGCGCGGTCGAGTTGGCGTCCAGCCGGTCGCCGAGCTTCCGCGCCATCTTGAACTGGATCGTGCGGATCTTCGGCGCCGTCAGAAGCCCGAGCGAGAAGCCGATGTTGACCGCGGTCGGCGGGTCCTGCGACGGGTACGTGATCGCCGGGACCGACGCGTCCGCGATCGCAGTGGCCATGAGTCCCATGAGCGGGAACTCGAAGATCGGCACGTCACCGGCCTTGGCGAACGCGAAGTTGAGGTCCGAGTACACCCCCGTGAGGTGGTACTGCTCCCCGCGGGCGAACAGGTCGAGCACGCCGGAGGCGAAGGCCGTGGGGCCGGCCGTGGGCGTGTACACCACCTTCTCGGCGTTCAGCGTCGTCGTGATCGTCTCGTCGTGCCCCGCGATGCGCATCAGGGTCGAGACGTTCGGCCTGTTGGCTGCGGAGTAGGCGGCGCCGAACGGACGGGGCTCGACCTTGGCCGTCCCCTTGCCGAACCGGCCGGAGGGCGTGGCGCGGCGCTGCACGCCGAGTGTGCCCGGTGGGGCGGGCCTCGTGCCGTCGTTGGCGTAGGCCGGCTGGAGATCCAGAAACTCGGCGAGCTGGATGCCGTCCGTGGCGGCCGCGGTCACGCCCCCGGCGTTGTACGACGCTTCGACCTTGGCCTGGAGGCCGATGATGGTAACTGCTTTCGGGGCGCTCACAGGTCAGCTCCTTCGGCGTGGGAATACGGGGCCGGATCGGTATCCGCCGCGGCGATGGGCAGGGCGGCGGGCACCGGCGGAGCGGTCTGCGCGGCGACGTACTGCTCGACCGCGGCCCCGCCCTCGGCTTCGATGGACTGCGGGATGGCGACGCCGTCGACGGTGAGGCCGCTCGGCACGGGGTCGTTCGACGGAGGAGTCATGGGTGACGTGGGTGACGTGGGTGACGTGGGTGACGTGGGTGACGTGGGTTACGTGGCTTCGTCGCGGATGGCATAGCTGGCGAGGATGCCGGTGCTCAGCACCGCGCCGTCCTTGGTGTCGTCGAACCGCACCTCGCGGAGCGCCGAGCAGCTGCGCAGCGCGACGGCGTTGCGCAGGCGGAACACGTCGTAGCGCGCCGGGTCGTGCAATTGCTTGAGGGACCGCAGGATGGCGCGCATCGTGTAGTGCGCCGCAGCCCGGCCCGTCGCAATGTCGGCGCGCTGCGTCACCCACGCGACGACCACGTCGGCCGTGGCATCGCGGTACGTGGTCAGCACCTCGCCATCGGGGTAGTTGATGCCGTTGTGCACGAACACCGCGAGCGCGGGGAACGTGATGCCGGACCCCTCGTAGGGCGCAGTCAGTCGCGCGACCCACGCGTCTCGCGTCGCGTCGTACACGGTGACGTTCGCGGGCTGCGGATCGGTGCCGTCCCGCGGGACCGCCGGGAGGAGCGCGTTCACCGACAGCGGCCCATCAGCGAGGCCGGCTGGCCCGTTCGTGCCGTAGTGGAGCCAGTCGGCAACCATGCGCGTCACTTCGAGCTCGGCCATTAGCCCTCCACCAGATGCAGCACGCGCGAGCCGTCCGCGCCGGCATCGCCGAGGTCGCGCAGGTGATAGGGATTCCCGTTCACCGTGATCGCGCGCTCGTTCACGAGCCCCGTGAGCGAGCCGTCGCGGATGCGCAGCTTCGGCAACCGGCCGACGGTCGTCATGCCGGTGTCGATGTTCAGGCTCGTCACCTGCTGCGTGTCGAGAATCCCGTTCGTCGACTGCGCGACGCCGCCGGGTGCGGTGTAGCTCACCGGCAGGCCGAGGTCGGCCAGCATCAGGTCCAGTTCGGCCGCGCTCCCGATGGCCATGGGTTACGCCGCGTCGTGGCCGGTGAGCGCGACGGACGCGAACGACCCGGCGACGCCGGCCGCCGTGAACTCGAGCGTCATCGCATTGCCCGCCGTGCCGACGATGTTGAGGCCCGACACGTTGAGGTCCCACACCCCGTTGATCGGCAGGATGATCTGTTTCGTCCAGAGGATCGCCCCCACGCCGGTGGCCCCATCCCGCAGCACGAGGATCGCCGCCGCCGCCTGGGCCGTGGCACCGGTCGCGAGCGTGGCCGCGAGGGAGGTGCAGATGTGCCGGAGACCAGCGACGGCGGCCCGCGTGGTCGTCGCCTGCGTCGCGGCAGCTGGGGTCTGGCCTTGCGACCAGTCGCCGGGCAGGCTCACCAGTGCTGCGCCCGTCGCCGACAGCGTGGCCAGCGCGCCGCCAGATGCCACGGGCGCGAGCGCCCCGGTGCGCACTTCAAGCACGCCGCCGGTGAAATCGAGCAGCCCGGCGGCTGGAACGACCAGCGTCAGCCGCAACGCCTGCACGCCCGCCGGCACGGGGACGACGTTCTCGCTCAGCGTCGCCGCCGCGAGGGTGAGCGCGATGCTCGGGGGGACGGTGTTCTTGGACACGCCATCCGCGAGGCATGGCACGACGGTTCCCGTGCAGGCCCCAGTGACGGTGGCCGGTCTGGTGGTGAAGATGGCCGACTGGCCGCCCGCGACCGGGATGATGAAGTCGTAGCTCCCCGGCCCGAGCGGCCCGAGTGCCGTGACGGCGGTGTCGCGCCCGACGCCGGGGAGCGTGCCATCGCCCCGCACGACGTCCTGTCGTCCGATGACGGCCCGTTCGACCTTCAGGAGTTGGCTTTCGCTCATCGACGGCTCTTCGGCGAGGGGGGAGTGGCGCCGCCCGCGGATCGCGCGACGTGGGGCGAGTGTGCTGGGGCCTCCTGCGCCGGGTCGCGCAGGAAGGAACTGAGGAGGGCACGCGCGATGGGCGACTCTTCGGAGGAGTCCTCGGCGTCCGGCCACCGCGCGTGCCCGCGCGCCACCATGGCACGCGCCACGGGGACGGCGAGATCCACCGCCGTGCCCGCGCGCGCGCCGAGGAGGACGACGACGATCACGGCCCGATGCCTCAGACGACCAGCGAGTCGGGCGCCGTGCCGGCGTAGCGCAGGCCGGTCGGAATCGCCTCGGCCTGCGTGATGTTCGCCGCGATCGACGCCCCGGTCACGAGCGTGACGTAGGCGTACCCGTTGGCCACGTCGAGCTGTGCGGCGTCCACCTCGAAGATCACGAGTTTGGTCTGGAGCCCGGCGTCCGTCGTGAACGTGTTGGCGTCCACGGCCTGCCGCACGAGTGCGTCGTTGGCGCCCGTGTTGAGGTTGACGTAGATGGCGACGGCCGGTCCCGCCTTGGCCCCAGCCCCAGCCGCCGAGGTGGCCTGTTGCAGGGTGACCGCGACGGTATTGGCCGCCCCCTGGTTGATGTGGACGACGAGGAACACCTTGGCGGCCTTCTTGAGGCCAACCCACGCGCCCGTGCGGCCCGCGGCGTCGGCCGCGGGCGGGAGCACCGACACGGGCGGGGTCTGCTGCGCGAGCGAGAATGCCTTCGGCATTGCGAGAGTCTCCGAGTGGAGCGTGAAGTCGAGGAAGGGCGGGGCGCCGCGGCGCCCCGCCTCGGATTACCGGGCCGCGATGGTGACGAATGGGGACAGCGTGTTCACGCCGTTCTTCGGGGTGAGCGGGACGTTCCACACGGGCTGGCCATCCACCCGATACGTGATGCGGAACGTCATCTCGTCGTTCAGGAACCGGACGTGGAGCGACTGGGCCTGCTGGGCGCCCCCCTTGTCGATCACCAGGTACTGCGACAGATCGGCGAGCGTGATGTCGCCCGGAGTGCCCAGCGTCGCGGCGTATTCGATCGGCACGATCGGCCGGCCGAGCAGCGTGCCGTAGGGCGCCACCGCGAACCCACCCTGCGGGGGCAGGTAGACGGGCCAGTTGCCCAGCTGGAGCTGCAACAGCTGCGGCAGCACGTCCTGGTTGATGAACCACACGGCGTTCATCAGCGACCGCGCCCAGAGCCGGGCGTACACCTTCGTGATGTTCTGCACGTTCACGGTCGCCGCGGCCTGCGCCCCTTCCTTCGCGACCTGGAGGATTGCGCCCGACTGGAAAATCCCCAGCGGCTGACCGTTGCCGGTGCCGTTCAGGATGGCATCCTCCGTCATGAACGTCACTTCCTCGGAGAACGCTTCCTGCGCCACCGCGCCCATCGCGGTGGTGTCCTGCATCAGTTCGTCGGTCAGGTACCAGACCGCGAACAGCTTGCGGAGCTCGAGCTGCATCTGGCGCAGCTTGGGCTTCTTCGCGGCCACCGTGTCCGCCTCGCTCGCCCAGTACGCCTGGATGCCGCCGTAGCGGGACCCGGTTGCGCGGCTCGTCTCGTCCACCGCGTTGATCTTGAGCCCGTTCGCCTGCTCGGAGATCGGGATCGTCCGGACGCGACTCAGGATCTGGCCCGTCTGATACGAGCGCTTCAGGATCTCCGTGGAGAAATCCGTCTGGATGGCGAACCCGCCGTCGGAGGGCGTGGCCTCGCCCATGCCCGACGCGGCCGCCTGGAGCGACTGCACGTGCAGCAGGCGCTTGTCCATGGCGTGCGGATTCCGGGTGGACTTGACGATCGCCTGCAACTGATCGCCGAACGACGCGAACGGCTTCTCCGCCTCGCGATCCGCCCCGACGCGAATCGGCGGTGACGCACTCGCGAGCTGGCGCTTGATGCTGAGGATGTGCGCGGCGGCGGCGTTCATGTCGCCGCCCGCCTTGGCGACGACGTCGGCCTGGTGCGTGGCCTCGAGGCCATGCTCGCCGGCCAGCGCGCGGATCTGGGCGTTCACTTGCTCACGCTTTTCGAGCGCGGCCTCGACCGCCGCGGCGATCGCTGCGGCCCCAGGCTGGGCCGCCGTGTTTGCTTCGGGCATACTCTGCTCCATGGCCAAGGGCCGGTTGAGTGCGGGGGACCGGGTGTGCGTGACGGCGCCCCCGCCCGCCGTCACGGTGAACGCGCCCGCGAGCCCGGCACGGGGCCGGCTCCGTCGGGTGTCAGCCTTCGCGCGGCGCGCCTTCCGGCCCTTCCGCGCCGTGGTGTCCTCGGTGTCGTCATCCGCGTCCGGATCGCCGGTGATCTCTTCGTCGGCGCTGGCGTCGGCCGGATCGTCCTCGACCTCGTCATCGTCAGAGTCGTCGGCGCTGGCGACGAAGTCCTCGTCGTCCTGTTCGAGATCCTCCTCCTCCTCGTCGTCCGGATCGTCGTCGGTGGTGTCGTCGGCGCGCCGCGTCCCCGCCGCCAGCCCGAAGCCGAGCGCCAGGAGGTCCGCCGTCAGCCCTCCCTCGAGCGCGGCCTGCACCGTGTCGCGTCCAGCCGACGCGGCGAGACGGGCCGCCGCGCGACGCGGCGTCTGGGCTTCTGCGCGACGGGCCTTGCCATTCATTCCGGCGGAGGGCGCTCCGAGGTCGGCCAGCACCTGCTCCAACGTGGCGACGCGATCGGCCAGCCCTTCGGCTACGGCCTGGCGCGCCGGGAGCACGCGGCCCTCTCCGAACCCGTTGGTGACGGCGCTCGCCTTCACGTCGCGCCCTGCGGCGACGGCGGCGACGAACATGTTGTAGAACTCGTCAACCATCGCCTGCTCGGCCGCGCGCGCCGCATCGGAGAGCGGCTCGTAGCTATTGCCCTCGGTCTTGAACTTCCCGGCGGAGATCAGCGTGCGCTTGATCCCGGCCCGTTCGTCCGCCGCCGACTCGTCGGTGTGGCAGGTGAACACGCCGATCGAGCCGATCAGGCTGGACGGACTGGCGACGATCTCGTCCGCCTGCGCGCAGATCCAATACGCGGCGCTCGCCATCAGAGCGTTGGCGACCGCGACGATCGGCTTGCCCTTGCCACGCGCGGCCCGAACCCGCGCGGCCAGTTCCGCGACCCCGGAGACCGACCCACCGGGGGAATCGCAGTCGATCACGATGGCGCCCACTTCCGCGTTCGCCATCGCGGCATCGAAGCTCGCCGCGAATTGGTCGGTCGATGTCCCGCCGGAATACTCCGACACGACATTTGCGCGCTGGCAGACCACACCATAGAGCGGGAGCACGGCGATCTTGCCGCCCACCGTCGGGGCGCGCGTGGCCGTGCTCCGCGCGTTCATGACGGCACGGATCTCCGCATCACTCTTGGCGACGCCGGAGGCCCGCAGTTCGAGCATATCGAGGATCGCGTGCAATTTCTCCGGCACGATCGCCCAGGCGGTCGACTGGACGGCGCGCATGACGCCGGGGATTCGGGTGCGCATCCTACTCTCCTGTGCCGGTGGCCACGGCGCGCAACCGTGGGCGCGCCGTGGTCGAGGTGGGGTGGCCATCGCTCGTCGCTCGGAGCAGCCGCTCGTAGCGCGCGTAGAACACTTTCGTGCTGATCTCGCCGGTCACGAGGCGCCGGAACAGCGCGCGCACGCGGCGCGGCGCGGGGCTGGCCGCCTTCGTATTGCCCGCGCTCGTCTGGTCGCCCGTGACATCCACGCCCGCCGTGCCGGAGACGTCGATCTCGTGCGCCAGCTCGTCGATGATCTCCTCCCAGTCGCGCCCCTGCTCACCGGCCAGCCGGGTGCGCGAGTCGAGGCCGAGATCGATCGCGAGCTTCGCCGCGATGAGGTCGTCCTTGGGGTTCACCCACTTCCAGCCCCGGGGGCGCCACTTCACGTCGCGGTAGTCGGAGGAGAGGCGGCTGTCGACGGCGAGGCTGCCGGCGAGCAAGGCGTTTGGGAGCCACGCGTCGTACACGTCGCCATGGCAATGCTCGATGAGCCAGCGCTGGAGCGTGCGGTACCAATCGCGCTCGGAGAGCAGCCCGGCGCGGATCGAGGAGTAGTTGACCGCCTCCAGGTCGCCGGTCAGCGTCGTGTAGGCCATATTGAGCCCGCGGGCGACGCCGCGGAGTACGGCCTTCGTGAAATCCTTGAAGGCGATCGACGGGTGCTTCGGGTCGAACAGTTGCATCTCCTGCCCCGGCGCCAGCTCCTCGAACGAGCCGGGCGCGGCATCGGACAGCCGCGCCGTCTCCCCGTCGCCCGAGGCGTCATACGCTTCGATCGCCTCGGGCGTCTTGTTGACGATGAACCCCATCTTCGCCGCCGCCGTCCGCGCGGCGACCAGCTCGGCTTCGGTGTAGCCGTCGAGCATCTTGAGGTTGAGCAGCGCGGGCGCGAACCAGGTCACCCCACGCGTCTGCTGCCCGCGATACTGCACGAACAGGTGGATGATCTCCTCGGCCGGCACGCGCACGCGCTGCCGCGGCCCCATGTCGGAGATTTGCCGCGACCAGATGTGGTAGGCGATCGGGGCCCCGTACTCGTCGATCTCCACGCCGTTCCGCACCTCGTGCTGCCCGGGGCTCGGCCCGACGAGATAGAATTCGTCGACCTGATCGGCGTCGATGAACTGGAGGGCGAACGCGTGCGGATTGCCGAAATAGCGGATCTTGCGGAAAAAACACTCGCCGTCCATCGCCACGGTGCGGACCGCGAGCCGCTGGAGATCGCGCCAACTCGTGCGGCGATCAACGCTTGCGTGCTGCGGACGCCCCCAGTCGAGCCACGCGCGCTCGATCGCCTGGTTCGTCGTCTTGGACTTCTTCCCGTCGCCGGTCGAGACGTGGGCTTCGAGCAGGATGCCGTCCGGGCCGACCACGTTGCTGGCCAGCTCGTTGAGAAAACCGGATGCGTGCGGATTGTCGCGAACGAGCATGCGCGCCCGCGCGCGCATGACGCGACCCGCCATGCGGATCTCGACGTCCGGCGAGTAGATGCCCGCCTGAAAATCCTGATAGAGCCGCGAGCCCGTCGCGCCGCCGAACACCGCGCGACGGTCCACGCGTGGCGCGTCCATCATCCGGGCGGCGGCCCGGAAGGCGTTACCCACGACGCCGCTCCAGGTCGTTCAGCTTGTAGAGCCCGTAGCGCGCGACGTTGGCGAGCCAGCCCCAGCCTGCGAGCGAGAGGCAGAAGAGCCCCGCCGAGAGCGACCAGACCGGCCCACGCTGGGCCACCTGCGCGATGGCGTGCGTGACGAGCCCCCACCCGGCGAGCACGGCGAACGACTGCGCCAACTCCGCGCGCGCGACGAGGAGGGCACGACCGAGGCGCCGCACCTGGCGCACGACCGGCACGTCCATGACGTCAGCGGGTCGCACTGAACACCACCGTGCGCTGCGGGGCCGCGAGGGTGGGATGCCGCTGGCGCCAGACCTCGTGGCGATAGCGGGCGCGGAGACGCATCAACTGCCGCGTCTCGATCTTGCCGACCGACTTCCCGTCGATCTGGTAGTGCTCCATGTCGGCGGGGAGCCGCTTCTCGATCGCAGCCTCGATCAGCGCGAGCGCGCGGTCGGCATGCGTCTGCGAGGCGACCGGCGTGGTCGTGAGCGGGTTCGCATCAATCACCACGACGGCGTCGTAGATCGTATGCGTCTCGCCGCTCAGCGAGACTTGCCCCACCAGTCGGAAGGTGCCGTCCGCGTTGATCGCGGCGGTGTCGGCAGGGGCGAAGGCGACGAGCCAGCCACCGCCTTGCACCGCCCCCGTCACCGTCTTGTCGACGAGCGGCGTCGCGGCGGTCCCGACCGGCCCGAAGAGCCGGTACTTCAGGACCCAGCCGTCGAGCGCCGAGAAGTCACCAAGTCCTTTGGTGAACTGCACGGTATCGCCAGCAACAATCGTCGTCGGTTCGCCGACCGGGATCTGAGGTGCCAACCGGGCTCCTGGAAACGGAAAACGGCGCCCACTGACCCCCCCCGAGAGGGATCGTTGAGCGCCGAGGTCACGCGGCAGTAAGATTGTCGGGGCCAGCCCTGAGGGCGGCCTGTGCGGTCAGTGTAGCACTAGGCTGCGGGATCTGTCAACGCCTTCGCGGAAGCGCGTCTGGCACCCGCTCACTCACCAGTTGTTCACCCAGCCCGCACGGCGCGGCTTTGGCGGGGAGTAGACTGACGCGGGCTCGGGCGGGGGCGCGACGGGTTTGGTCGCGCGGAGTGCCGCGCCCTGCTCGCGGAGTTTCTCGGCGCGACGACCGAGCCCTTTGATCGCCGTCTCGCCAAGCGAATGCAGCGCGGCCAGCGCGTACACCTCAAGGTCAAGGGCTTCGTTGCGGTCACGGGTCGGCACCCACCGTCGTGACCACCCGCCCTGTGGATCACGCCGCGCGATCTTCTGCTCGCTTGTGAGCTGCGCGAAATACTCCGCGTCGCACCAAGGCGCGACCGGGAAATGCATGTAGCCGGGCCCCGGGAGCGGCTTCCTGAGCCGGCTCCCGAGAATCAGGTCCTTCGCCGTGTCCGGGCCGACCTCATACACCTTGACCCGGTGCTTGCCGACCCGCGCTGGCTTGGTGGGCCAGAGCGGTTTCCCCTGCTCCTTCGCGCCGCGGATCGCGTACACCTGGCGCCCCGCATGCGCCCGCACGAATCGGGCGACGTTGTCGGAGTAGTGGCCGCCATAGTCGATCACTGTCACGGTGGCCCGGAGCAGCACGCCCGACTCGTGGATCCACTCGCGCTCGAGCAACGCGTCGAGCCGCGCCCACACGTTGTCGGGTGCGGCGGCGTCGCCCGGATCACCGAGCAGCCGCTCAAGATGAATCAGCCAGCTCTCCTCCTGCTCGCCGTATCCCTTCACGGCCACCTCGAGCCGATCGCCTTGCACGTCGACCGACACGACGAGGAGCGCGGCCCCCATTGGCACTTCGGCCTGATACTCCTCGCGCCGGTCGTAGAGCGTGTCCCCGTTGACCCGCTCGCCTTTCTCCTCGAAGGTCTCGGCGAGGCGCGTATTGACGAACACTTGGAGGAGGTCTCGCTCGCCCTTGGCCGCGACGAACTCGTCGGCCAGTTCGGCGAGCGAGACGAATGGAGAGATCAGCGCCGGGATGTGGAATCCGGCGGGCTTCGTCTCACCGACACCGGGAGGTGCCATCGCGAGCCACCGGCCAGCCCGGATCATGCGCTGCCGCGCGCTCTCCGTGATGACGCATCCGTTCGGCTGGCACACGTAGTACGCGGTCTCGGGCTTGTGGACCTTGGTGTCCCCCTCGCCGGTTTTCTCCCACTGCACGCCTTTCCACACGAGCACCTGCTCGGCCCCGCAGTGAGGGCAGGGGCAATGCCAGCGCCGTTGGTCACTCCGTTCGTATTCACGCTCGATGTTGCTGAATTTCTTGAGCGTGGGCGTCGAGCCTTTGATGAGCTTCCGGTTCCAGAACGTCGTCGCGCGCTTCTCACCCAGCTTGATCGGATTGCCCTCTTTTCCCGACGAGGGGGGAAAGCCGTCGATCTCGTCAAAGATGACGACGCGCCGCGGGCGCGCCCGAAGCCCGGCCGGGGCGTTCGCCCCGACGATCCCGAGATGGCCGCCGGGGTATGCCTTGCTGAGGATCGTCGTATCGCTGTTCCGCGTCCGCGCGTCCTTGATGCTGGCCCGGAGCACCGGCGTGTCGCGCAACATGGGCGAGAGTTTTTCCTTACTCCATTTCTCGGCCTCTTCGACGGAGATGTGCACCACAAGAATAGGGGCCGGGTCCTGATGGATGTGGTAGCCGACGAGGTTGTTGACGACGCCATCCGTGAAGGCGACCTGCACGCCCTTCATGACGACCGTCTCGCGAATCCGCCGGTCCGTGCAGGTGTCCATCACCTCGCGGAGATAGGGCACCACGTCGGTCCGGAACCGCCCGGGCGACGCGGAATTCTCACGTGAGAGCATCCGATACCGGTCCGCCCATTCCGAGAGGGTCAGGGTCGGGGGCGGCGCCAAGATCGTCCGGCACATCTGCGATCGTCGGCGCCGCCACGCCTGTCGCGCGGACGCGTGCGTGCTATGCCGCGCCAACACCGGGCTCCTCCTCCGACTCCTCGTCGAGCTCTGGGTCCTCGCCGGCTTCGGAGAGTGCCTGAAGCAGTTCTGTCGACAACCGTTCGAGGACGACCAGCGCGGACGCTGGATCGGTGGTCTCAG